CAGGCACCACAGAATGATAGTATTAGAGGGATTGAGAAGATTATAGTAAGCCATTCGTCTTTCCAGCTATGGGCAGACGCATCAGCCATCTTCAGATCCCAGTCAATCTCCCCTGTTGCCTTTTTCTGCATAACCACAGCCTCGGCCTGAGCCTGAGCTACTTTTGAGGCCGTCTCTGCCTTCTTTGTTTCTACTTTGCCCTCAAGCCAAGTGCCTACAAGTGACCCTATCGGGCCTATAAGAGCCTGTATCATTCCACTATCTCCATTATTTCGCCGCCTGACATCTTTACCTTGAGTTCTTTGCATGACCACTTTTGATCAAAATTAGCGCTGTGTCCCACGTTCCGTTTAATTTTACGCCGCACAGACAGACACTCAGATAGGTTTTGATATGGCGTGTACTCAACCCGCTCCTCACCTATCATCAACAATAATACAAATGTCATCTCAATCATTTGTTAGTCAACTTCTCAATATTGTCTTCAATTTTTGTTAATCTTTTCTCGTAAAACTCCAAGACCAGCTTCTGTTGCTGGTCGTGTGGCGCATTACCGCTTTCTATGCTTTCCGCCAATTTTTCCAACTCACTTGCCAAATGCTCAATCATCATGAATTGCTCTGAGTCGGCTGGTAGACTACCCATTTCTCCCCTAGGCCACTTAATCCTAAATTCTGTGTTCATTCCCAAATCTGTTTCCATGAGAATTATTTTATTTTCAAGGGTGTTAAGTCTTTCAATAACCCCAAAGTAAGCCCATGTTGCAACTGCTGCACCAACCACCATCGCAATAAGATTGCGGATCGGCATTGATAATTCTGTGTTTTCATTAACTCTTGCCATCACATACACAAATCTTCGTACTTGGTGGTATGCATTCTATGCTCTGACATATCACCGCTTTTGAAACTAAAAAAGTTAATCAACCATTTAATCATTTTTTAGACATCCATGCTGTCGTTCCCATGTAAGCGCCGACAATACCCGCTCCACTAAGGAATATAAGGTCGGTGACGGCTCCCAATCCCTCCAGCTTTTCTGCCGAACACCAAGGTGACGCTAAAAATAAAGCATAACACCCCATAAAAACTAAGGTGTATCTTGCCATTCGTAATTGAGCTAGATTTTTTCTTAACTCAGTTTCTGTTTTTTTTATCTCTTTAACGTGAGAAAGCTCCTCGTCTGTTACGATGCCATCCCCGTCTTCATCGTACTCAGCATACGCAGAATCTGTTTGTAATTTTTTTTGAGCCATAAAGTTACCTATAACTTTTATGATACAGAAACAGTAACAGTGCCTAGTGAAGTGGTCGCTGATACTGTGCCTGAATGTATTTCGGTTTTGCCGACAATCTTTAGAAAGCCGCCATCAGCTATATATATGTCTCCTTGAGACAGGAGATTATTATTTCCGTCCGTTGGTATTTCCTGAAGGTTTAACTGAGGGTTTTGTGCTTGCCTTAAAAATATTTCTAAGGCCCGCACCAAATCGCTAATGTATCTTTCATCTATTTCTTTAGGGGCTGTTGGTAGCCTTGGGAATGGTGTTACATTTGTAGCCATTATCGCCTCCCGTCAGGCCGCACATCTACTCTAGGGCTTCCCAGCCTCCATCTAACACCTAGCGTGTTGCAGTCTATCTTAATAGAATAAGCCCTGCCCCTTAGCCTTACATCTGCCTTATTTGTGTATTGCTCAAAAGGAATGGTTGTGGATGTTGCTGTTCTGTCTATCTGACTAATCTCTGATTGCAAGAAGTTACCGCCGGGAAAGTTGTTTGCCTGCAACGTGACATTTACCTTTGGGTCAGCGTTTGTTGAGCCGTTAAAGGTAAGGTCAGGTATTACCCTAGTTATAAAAGAAAACTTGTCACCCTCTCCCATGTCCATAGGGCTTGACTCAATAGAAGATACCATTACGGAGCCATCGTCACTGTATCCGCTCTCATGGTTAAATAGATAGTTACCTTCAGCGCCTATCGGAAAGTCTCTTATACCCTTATCCAAAAATGCTGATCTACCAAGGTTTCCATAGTACCAAGTGTTTTCAGCATAATTAAATATGACGTATCTATTGTTTTCACCTGTGCCACCATTGGCAGTGGAGTTCCCATCAGAACAATAAAACCATACGATCTCACTAAACTGAGAGTTTACGGCAGCGTACACTTTATCTGCCTGATCAAAGTCAAAATCAAAGAACACTCTTTCCTTGACAGAACATGGAAGCTGCTTTGTCTTACCATCATAAACATAGAAGTTTTGTCTGCCCATCCAGTATACAGAGTCTTCTACAGCTATCGCTGCGTTTGGCCCCATTATGGTGGTGTTAGAAGCTATTGGCTGTATGCCAAATGTAAACGGCGCTCCAATAAACTGCATAGAATGCACAGAGCTATCAGTTATAATGATAATCTCTCTTTTGGTCTCTATGGCTTTTACAAACTTAGATCCAGAACCTATGCGAAGATCTCCGGCAGTGTTTGTTGATGTGGGATTCCAATCTAAAAATGACTCTTGATCGGAAAATCTTATAAGAAGTGGATCTTGATCCGTTCCACCCAAGGGATTAGCGCCAAAAGCTATGACATGCCTATCTACATCAGACACCATGATCTGTTTAGCTATAATTGGACACTCTTTAGCTCCTGCTATTGATGATATTTCCACAGCCCTTGTTGTAACTCCATTACTCTTATCCCAATGATATATAGAGCTGTCTCTAGGATTTATAAGCAGATCCTCTCCAAAGTTGTCCTGACTCCATACTCGAAGAGATGTAGTAACATTTATTGTTGTTCCAGAACCCCAAGTGCCTCTGCCCCAAGTTCCAGCCCCCCATCCGTTTCCGCCAACACCTGTGTTTAGTCCAGCGTTTATCTGGTAAACGCCATCAACAGCAGCGCCGCCATTGCCGCTATCGCTTGCATTGGCTATTACGGTGGTGCCACCTGTGGTTTTTGCTATAAAGGTATAGGTGTTTCCTGATGGCACGGATGCTATTTCATACTCTTGATTTAGAACTGCCGCTGTTACTAATCCACCCAAACTAACAGCGTCAGAAAAGGTAACAAAGTCACCTACAGATGCGCCGTGTCCGGTATCAGTCGCTGTAATTGTTGATGAGCCATCTGTTGCAGAAAATGTTACACCGTTTGTTGTTGTTTTTCTAATTGGTGTAATATCGTTAAACGCCTGACCCTGTTCTATATAGTATTTGGATTCTGTTCCCACACCCAATAAATCAGAACCATCTAAAGCCACCCAGTTAAATAATCCTCTGGCTGTACCTATATATGTATTTTGGGAATACTTCTCCCAGCCGCCTATCACCTCTGGGTAGCCCTGCCTGAACCTGATTAAATCACAGTCTACCCATCCGCCCTCATTAGAGTAAGATGTGATATCCCTGTTTATTCCGGGGGTAAATTGCAGTTTGCTTAAAGCCACAGATATTCCCCTTATATTTCATCAGGCCAGTCATTTATTTTAGCAATAGTTTTTAATGAACCATCCGAATTACGCTCATCCTCAAACAAAGCCATGAACGCTGTAAGGTTAGCAGCGCCATTCAAGGCTGTCTCTATCTCTCCGCATTTGGTACGGACGGCATCCCTATATGTGGTAACTGAACTCGGTATGGCGGTGGACTTTTCTGCTTTACGAGTAACATACCAATCATGCACCGATAGTTTGTTATTTGCTGTTTCCTTTGTCTGCGCTACCCACACAGACTTGAGGCCAAGCTGAACCATTTGCTGACCAGTCTTGGGGTCATTAACAGCCTTTCCATCGTCATCAACCACATTTACATCTGTTAGACTTTTTGGGATTAATGTGCCATCAGTTTCTCTACCATAGTAAAAACGATTGTCAAAGGGCGCTTCTGATGCTGGCGGGTCTTCCCATGTAATGCCTATAGTTTTCTTTGCATCTGCACTATAGCGCATCCATACTTTTGGATATTGCGTACCATCTGTACCAGTAAACTCTCGTCCCTCTCTGATCGTTTGTCCATTATATTTCCACGGCATAATTATCTCCTATCGTGCATTAGCAAATTTGAATGGTGCTTCGGCAATAGCCAAAAACAAAAACTTTGTGGCTTGGTTTGCATAAGAGCCTGAAGTTCTTAACTTAAAAC